CCCCCACCAGGGGGGACGGCTGTACTTGGAATGTTCTGAGTACGATGTGGCGCCCTTTTGGGCGTCACATCAACACGCAATAAAAGGCGTGTGTACGTGGTAACATGTACAGAAGGGTGACATATCCGCAATGGGATGTCCTCATGCGAGGGTGCTTTGGAAAGCACCGTCGCGATTCGAGGTGTCGGGTGGCCGGCGCTAGTCGGCTATTCGTAGCCTCATCGGTCTTAATGACGGAGAGACCACAACTATGACTACCAGGTCGTTTGATCAACCTGACTCCACTTATCCATGCGAATGGTCTAGTGGGATGTGTGGTAACTGTTTTCCGGTCGGCAGCGATGCCGGCTGGAGTGGGGGCACGGCCCTTGAGGGACGTGTCCGCGGTGAATACCGCGGCACTAATACCCCGAGATTCCACCAACGTGTCAAGGAAGGTAGCATGCTACCTCTTAATCCTTACACTCGGTGGGACTATCGGGGAGTGTTTCCACGAACAGTTCTACACGTAGTCTACAATGGTACTTGCGGGGGCAATCCCTGTCATGTGCCGCTATCATATGACGGCTTCTGTGTGAGTCCAGCTTTGGACCCGGATGGAGGTTTCGTACCTGACATTGCTCCCTCGTGGAGTGATGTCAATACGGATGCGTTGATAATTGCCGCAATGGCAGATATTTCTCCTGACCTTGATGTCTTAACGACTTTCTTGGAAGGGAGACAGACGATCGAGATGATCGTGAACGCACGGAATGACGCGAAACGCCTGATAAGACAGGCCCGTAGAGGTGGTTTCCATACCGCTAAAGCGGCCGCTGATGCCTGGTTGGCATGGCGCTACGGTTGGCGTATCCTCGGGTATGACATTTCTGCCATATACGAGTTTATTAAACGCCCTTACCAAAACGTCATTGTCGAAGGTCGAGCTGGGACAAGTTTGCACACGTCCGAGTCGATTTCGTCAACAAATCAGTGGAATTCCGCGTCCTTCGAGACTAATCACGAAGTTACCTGTGATGCTAGCTTTCGAGCTAACGTTGTGGGGGTCTATAATGGAAAGACCTTGAATGTTACAGTTAACCCACTCATTACTGCGTGGGAACTCGTACCGTTCAGCTTCGTCGCTGACTGGTTCGTCAACATTGGCGATGTGCTCAGTGCCTGGCAGGTGAGATTAAGTGTGCAGGAAATGCACATCTCACTCGGTCAGAAGCTCCTTGTTGAAGTCAACGGCCGCCGTGAGGCGGTCGGTGCCGGAAAAGCCGGCGACCAGTTTACTGGTCAGACAGGAGCCGCAGTCTCTCATGAAACCTACGAGCTCAAGAGTCGAGTTCCGGGTTATCAACCCCTTCTTGTTCCGTCCATAGACGTTAACTTGACATGGCCTCGCGTCCTCGACGCAGCCGCATTTTTGTCAAAACGTATCCCAACCTAACTTCTCTAGGAGAAAGTATATGGCAGCTTTTGCCACTAGTATCAGCGAGTTCTCTGATAAGGAGAACCACCGAACCTATATGGTTTCGGGACACACGGTACAGGCACCTCGCCTCGTTATTCAGAAGCGTAAGGTGCCTACGACCTCGTCTGGGATTTCAGAATCCCATTTGATGGTCGTATACGGGACCGAGGACGCGGAGGCTATGCCTCTCAACTCCAAGGTTGTGTTCGATGCCGGCGTTCGCTATCCTGCGAACGGTCAAAGCGACGATATCACGGCGGCTCTTGCCGTCTTCCGTGATTTCGTGGCCAGCGATGAGTTTACCGCCATGGTAACATCGCAGGCATATGTCCAATAGACCAATTTTACGCCGCCTACTAATAGCGGTTTTGGTCGTCCTCACGTCCGCCACTCTTGGCGTCAACGTGAGTTTGGACTGCGACAGCGTTTCTGCTGTTCACTTTGACACTCATAGTGGAGGTATTTGCAATGAAACCCCCCAAGGGCCGTTCTCAAGAGAGACTGAATCCGTTCACGGCCGCCCTGAGTCTGATTCGAACACTGCTCCCATCCCAGGACTCAGCCCGGAATAGGGTCGAGGGGATGATACGGGCTCGCGACTTCTCGTCGCTCGCCCAGCTTGGTACTATCGAAGATCGAGAGTATCCCGATCACGAGATCGCATCTGTCTTGGCGCAACGCCAGATCGCAGCGCTGTTCAAGAAAAACGAACAGTTCTCAGATGACGACAAATGTTCTGCCGCCGCTCGATTAACTTTCGAGCGTGGTGAGCGTATTTGTCGAATCACCAACAGGCGGTTAGACTGGTTTTACATCCGGTCTGACCGTCTCCCCGTGACCCTGCGAAAGCAGATAGCGAGGATGGAGCAGGATATCCAATCCCTGCTAGGTGATCGATCCGAATTTGATGACGCAATGCCATCATTGATTCGTGTTACCAATGGAGCTACCGAGGACCGTCCGCGCTGCCGCTCTACCCCGTTCCTAAAAATTACGGGGCGTCTAAGAGCGCCAGTGTCGGCTGTTACCTCGTTGGGTCATCTACTCCTTTCGTATGGGGTAGAGTTATCCTCCTGTGTGTTCACACGTGTCGAGCACAATGCCGTCACGTTAGTACCGAAGAACTGGAAGACTCATCGCACTATTGCGAAAGAGCCGACCCACTCTCTGCCGTTCCAGCTTGCGCTGGACACTTGGTTTAAGACCAAGCTGAGACGTTGGGGGATCGACTTGAGTACCCAGAAGAGGAACCAGGAATTTGCGCGGATCGGGTCCATTGATGGATCCGTCTCGACTATTGACCTGGAAATGGCTTCAGACACGCTGGCGCTTAACGCAATAGCATGGCTGTTCCCTGCAGACTGGTATGAGCTACTCTGCTCGTTCCGGTCATCTTCTTTCAGAGCACCTTGGGGACCTGGCTCCTATGCCAAGTTCTCGTCCATGGGTAATGGATATACCTTTACTTTGGAAACTCTGATCTTCGCAGCAGCATGTAAAGCTGTCGGTTCTCGGCAATTTACAGTCTATGGGGACGATATCGCCCTCGAGACCCACCTAGTTCCTTCTCTGGTGGAGCTGCTTTCCTTCCTTGGTTTCAAGGTGAATGGCGCAAAGTCATTCTCAAACCCTGACTCTAGATTCCGTGAGTCATGCGGTTGCGACTATTATAAGGGGCATTTAGTAACGCCCTTTTATCTCCGCGAATGCCCGAGAGTTTCGGACAAAGCAGGGATATCGCATACCTTGAACGGCTTAATCGCTTGCGCGATGGTTCCAGGTCCTTTATGGACCTGGGCCGCGGGTGAGGTTCAACGGTTAGGTCTCCGCCTCGTTCCTTGGAATGAGGACTCACGCTCAGGTGTCTGGACGACACCAAAATTTGCGTGGGAGACGGGAAGGCTGAAAATCGATCGACGACGGCCGTGCCCTCCAAAAGCACGCGTCGTGACTGACCAGTACGGTCAGCCTGCTAAGGCCTTTGCTCCGGTATCACAACCCACCTCTGGGTTTCCGGTGTTTAAGGGCTATACGTCGACACAGGACAGTCGTAAGACTGTAGGATGGCGGTCTCTCTTCCTTTGGTTCCTGGAAAAGAACTATGGGGGTGAGGTCGTTGACCCGTTGGTGCCTAAGCGCCGGTCTGCCTTTCAGCAGACTTATGTTGGCAAAGCACCTTCAGACCTAGACAATATCACCGCAACGGTGAAGTCGCAGGTCATAACGAGGACCCGGTACGTGCATGGCACATGCCGGTATAGTCCTAAAACCGCTATGACACCGAGCTATCTCTACCTTTGGGTGGAGGAGTTCGGACCGGGCAAGCGCGGATAAACCGCCCAATCCCGAGTCATGCCCTTGTGTAAGGAA